AAGTGTAAGAAGGGGTACTACAAAATCATGATGTTCGTATCACCCGGTCGACCCACGAACTACATACGCCAAGGTGACTTTCATTTTTACAAGCAACACGGTGTCGTAGAGTATAAAATCAAATCCGGTGACACCGTCGCGTCCGTGGCGAAGTTTTTCAAAGTCCCCGAATCTCGTATCAAGAAGGCTGGTCCGTTTAAGACTGGAAAGAGAATCATCTTCAAAGCGAACGTATTCAGTCATAAGCGGGGTTGGGCTACGGGTCCTCTCCTGACAGATGCTAAAGGTAAGATGATCAAGGATCCCCGGAAGGCTTCTAGAAAATATGAAACACTAAACTACGAAGAGTATTGTAGTTCATTCTGCGTCAAGAATCGTGGGATCAAAGTCGGTAAGACTCACACCAAGGTCCGCAAGAATACTGTCTAGATCCGGTTGATTTTCGACGTCGAACGTGATGTCGAAAAGATCTAAAACATCGAATATAGAATTCTCACTCAAGGACACAGAGTTTGCCGCTGCTGTGTAATTGTTTTGAATCGTGACTATAATTTTAAAGTTGGATGCGTCAAACACTTTTCTACATGTTGGGCACGTATTCTTACCTCGATCTTTCCATCCCTGTAGACAGTGGGAATGAAACATATGTCCACATCGGATCGGTGGGTTTGTCCTCGTCGGTCTGACTTCACTGAGACATATGGAACATGTCGACATTCTATAGGAAGGTTTTAAAGTTTTTTCCGTGATTTCGCTCAGTTAGTAGATGTCGGGTACCTTGAGCAGGGGGGTGTTGCAGTCCTTGCAGTCACCCTTACCTTGGGTGTCTTGATCCTGCTTGAAGAGCTCGGGTCCGGATTTCTGGAGAAGTTTCCTGTACGAATAGTTGTCCTCGAAAGAGACACCGTTTTGTTTCATGATGTGGTTGTTGTAGAGTTGCGCTGACGTGTTTATGGTAAAGCACCGTCCATCGGCCATCCCAAGTCGCTGAGACATTTTGTTATTATAAATTCAGAAATTAATTTTTCGATTGTTAATAGTGTGCATCCACGACTTGAATCCCTTCTCCCTAAGAATTTTAACCATGGGATCACATCTGTATCCCATGAAAATATCAAAAACATCCTTTTCCTGTGTGGGAGAAACTCGTATGGATGGATTTTCGTTAATGTGCTGATTGATGATGTTGTACGCGAAGGCGATTTCTTTCAGGGTTTCCGCCCCGGTGATGATTATCTTCCCGGTGCTGAAGATACTACACGTGATTTCCTTCATGTCATTAGCGGGCCTGAACTTGATCTTCACAGCGGAGTATCTATCCGGTTCGAAAGAAACTTTGAATATGTCATTGTACTGCTCGAACCAGTTCGACACTTCCATGAGATTGACGTTGTAGTTGAGACTGAAATTAGAATTGATCATCACGACACGAAAGGAATCGGAAGGAAGTTCTTTTTCGATATTCAGAAATGTTTTGAAAATGTGTGAGAGTTGCATGATGATACGTTTACAGTCGAAGAGGTCACAGCAGCCGGCGACCTGAACACTCCCATTAGGAAACACCTTGACAGACTTCGTACTGTACGTATCGTTGTACGTGAGTGTCACCTGATTATAGAATGTCGTAGGTTTGAGTTTCCACTCGAAACCCTCTGTGTTCGTACCCACACGCTTCAGTCGCAAGGAACCCACATTTTCGAAACTTTCACGGAGACGTTTGATGTCGATATCCTGTTCGAAACTCGAGATCATCGTGATGGTGGTGATCTTAATCCACGAAGGCTTGGTCTCCTCCGGAAAATCATTCCTGAATTCGTCCAGGGTCAAAAGGTATGAGAACGTATTGTTGGCGATGGACGAATACATTTTTTCGAATACATAGTTTCCGTGTTGACCTACCCCAACTTAGGTGTTTAAAGAAAACAATCCCCCTTTTATCACAAATGACCTCTATTCTTAAAAGTGCGAAACACGTGTATGATGTCGACTCGGATCTTTCTTACGTAGAATTTACCTACGAACGATACAAAAAATCTACCGGGTATGCCACGTACACGGATTACATCAACACGGAGCCTCGCGCGAACTGGGAATACATCGAGTCTAAGAAGAACGACATTCTGTACCACAACTTCCTTAACGCGATGGTCGAGCGAACGCTCGAGGTGCGTCAGCGCATGGCCGAGCTCATTCTCGAGGGAATCGTGTCGTACGATCAACCTACGAACACGTACGTGCGTCTCATGCATGCGACAAAGATTCTCGACCCTTCATTCCAACCACCCGTGATCAACATGCGGTGTGCTTGGCAAGAGGAATTCGTTAAAAAGTTCTGTAAAAAGACTCTACCCGAAGTGATTCAGATGTGCGTCGACGGCGAACGTCTCGATTATTTCATCAACGTCTTGAATATAATAGAAATAGAGTGACGAAGAGTAGAATCAGGAAAATTCCAAAGAATGGTATGCGAGACTGGTTCGAAACACCAACCTTCACAGGGTTCTTCTTCTTTTTCTCACACGTGAACCCCCTGTCGATGTTGCGTCTGGGATGAATAACCTTATCCATGACGTCAGGCTTCACTTCTTCATCACAGAGGGCGTACTCACAGAAAATACTCTTATCGTCGACGGAAAACGCCGCACACGAACCGCGCTTAAGATCTTCAAACTCTTCATAATCACCAGTTTGTCGCACACCCCCTGGAAGGGAAAAGTCATGTGTGACAAACGGATTGACATCGTCGATGGCATCCTCGTCGCTGAGCATGAAACGGCTCATAATTACTATTACTTCAGATTATATTTTTTGTCGTTGATTTTGAAACGATGTTCTTCCCACATCTTGTCTAGGTCGACGTTCAACATGTGCGCAAGCTGGAAGAGATAACTGAACACGTCCCCCATCTCCATCATCACATCTGTGCCTCGCTCCTTCTTCAGGTTCATCTTCTTGTACGTTTTTTTGTACTGCCTGATTGCTGACGCGAGTTCCCCAAATTCTTCAGTCAGGAGAAGCCACACGGTATCGACCGCGGCGCGGTCCCAGCCTTTCGATTTACATACTTTCTCAGTTTCAATTTTATAGTAATTAAGACTCATACTTACTGGAATAAAGTTGTCAAACTTTAAGTCAGTTGAAACCTATTTTTGTATTAAACTCCAGTTTTTTACCGACCGTACTGGTGTTTTCGGGGCGGTCCATGAGTGTGCGGGTCGTGTCTATGTCGTTGGCATACGCGATGTATTGCGATACACCAGTCTGGATCTGTCCGATCGCCGCGTCGATGACACGATCGTTCATCCTCTTGACCTGCGCCTTGACATCAGAGAAGTGATCACCGGAATTGTTGATGAACACGACTCGCATGATGCCGTAAAGGTCGTCGGGGTTTTGGTAATCGATGGCGATCCCAGTCCTGTTCTTGAACACCTGACGAATCCCACGCTGAAGTAGATTTTTGTTAAAGTCGGAAAAGAAAAGTCTGTTCAGTGGGGTCTCGCACTGTTTGAGAGAGTCAAGGTGGAGGTTATCACACATTTAATATACTCGCGGAAAAAAATTGTATGTCAATAGTAAATGCTGAACATCGCTGATTTTGATGAGGCATACGCCAACAAACCGGACAATGTCGACGAGATCAAGTGCGCACCCCCAGCCTGCTTCGTCGGATCTTACGCCCCAGTGGCGAAGGCGGGTGAAGAGGGTCCATTTTTCGTCAACACGTACCTTCTCCAACCCAACCGAAAGATGGAAACGGTCGGTACCGTGACCGTCCGAAGTGCCGACTTAAGCTGCAGGAAGTAAGTTAAAAATAAAAGTGGAACTGTATGTATATGAGGGTCATTAAACGCTCAGGTCGTATTGAGGATATGAAATTTGACAATGTCACCAATAGGATCAAGAACTTAACGTATGGACTCTCCGATAAGTGTGACTCTTCGAAGATTGCGCAACAGGTATTCTCATCCATGTACGACAACATCACGACACAGGAAATCGACACGCTCTCTGCAGAGATTTGTGTCGGCATGATCACTTCTGATCCCGATTATGAAATCCTAGCCACCCGTATCGTCGCGAGTAACATTCAGAAGGTGTGTCCCAATAACTTCCACCTCGCGATGAAGAAGCTTCAGAAGGCTGGTATCATCACCGATGAAGTTGCCGAAGTTGCTCAACAGGTGAAGGAGCACATCAAGACCGATCGTGATTTTGATTTTGGGTATTTCGGTCTCAAGACACTCGAGAAGAGTTACCTCCAACGCGTCGATGGGAAACTCATCGAGACGCCACAGTACATGTTCATGCGCGTCGCGATTGGCATTCACGGGAGGGATATACCGGCGGTTCTGGAAACCTACGACAAAATGTCTCAAGGATTCTTCATTCACGCGACGCCAACTCTGTTTAACGCCGGTACCCCTCGACCCCAAATGTCCTCCTGTTTCCTGATCGCAGGGAAAGATGATTCCATCGATGGCATTTACGGGACGCTCACGGAGTGTGCCCAGATTTCCAAGTGGGCGGGTGGTATCGGGATGCACATTCACAATATCCGAGCGAACAAGTCTCGTATCCGAGGAACGAACGGCCAATCTGATGGTATCATTCCGATGCTTCGAGTCTTCAACGCGACGGCTCGCTATGTGAATCAGGCGGGTCGCCGTAAGGGTTCGATCGCCGTGTACCTCGAGCCATGGCACGCGGATATCATGGATTTCCTCGAGCTTCGTCTCAACCAGGGTGACGAAGAAGCGAGGTGCCGCGATCTCTTCTCGGCCATGTGGATTCCCGATCTGTTCATGAAGCGCGTCGAAGAAGGTGGTAACTGGTCCCTCTTTTGCCCGGACAAGGCCAAGGGTCTCTCCGACTGTTACGGTAAAGATTTCGAGGATCTTTACACCAAGTACGAGGAGGAGGGTCTCGCGAACGCGACCGTCCCCGCTGCAGATGTATGGAAGGCTATTCTGAAGAGTCAAACGGAGACTGGAACCCCATACATGCTGTATAAGGATGCATGCAATTCCAAGAGTAATCAGAAGAACCTTGGTGTGATTAAGAGTTCCAACTTGTGTGTCGCACCAGAGACCAAGATTCTCACAAGTAGAGGACAGCAGGTGATTTCGGAACTTCAAGACCAAGATGTCGAAGTTTGGAACGGTGAAGAATTCTCAAATGTCACCGTTCGTAAGACGGGTGAAAAACAGAAACTTCTCACTGTCACCACGAGTAAGGGTCTTTCGATTCGCTGTACCCCCTATCATAAATTCTGGGTCGTCGGTGAGAATGAACCCATCGAAGCTCAAAACCTTAAAAAAAATATGAAGATTATCAAGCACTCTCTCCCAGTGATTAAAACATCTGGAAAAACAATGAAGTATGCATACACACACGGCCTCTTCTGTGCCGATGGAACGACGTCTTCGTCGGGTGAACCGAAGAGGTGTTCTTACACAGCGAAAGATAACGGTCTTTGTATGCGCCATCAGTTAAATGAAAAGGAATATGAAAACGATGGTATCTGTCAGGCTAATTCGAATTCCGAACAAAAATGGTTGGATCTCTATCACGGAAAAAAGGAACTCATGAAGCATGTGAATTATCACTATGCTTCAACAAATGATACATGTAAGCGAATTCGTCTTCGTCTCCCGAAAGATATCGATGAGATGTTCGTCGTACCTGTAAATCATTCACTCGAGACTAGACTTGAATGGTTAGCCGGTTTCATGGATGGTGATGGTTGCGTCGCGAAACACCAAGGTGGGCGAGGTGTTTCTATTCAGATTGGTTCTATTCACTATGATTTCCTACGAGACGTTCTATTCATGCTTCAAACGATGGGTGTTAACTCTCGTATCAATGTGGCACGAGATGAAACATCTAGGGATATGCCAGGTGGTCGATACACCAGCAAAAAGCTGTGGCGTCTTCTCATTCCAAGTGGTGGAGTTGAACTCTTGAAATCTATCGGTCTTCAGACAAAACGTCTGAATCTTGACACCGAAACTCGACCAAACCGTCAGGCTCTTCACTTCGAGAAGATTGTATCTGTCGAAGACCTTGGTGAGACCGCCGACACATTCTGTTTCAATGAGCCACTCAGACACCGTGGTATGTTTAATGGTATTCTCACTGGTAATTGTACCGAGATCCTAGAGTACACCGACCAGGATGAGACCTCCGTCTGTAACCTCGCGTCCATCGCCCTTCCCAAGTATGTCAATAAGGAGACGAAGACGTTCGACTACGAGAAGCTCCACGAAGTCACGAAGACTGTGACGAAGAATCTTAACCGTGTCATCGACCGTAACTTCTACCCCGTAGAGACGGCGCGTCGCTCCAACATGAAACATCGTC